TGACGCCATGGTGTTGCTGTGCAGCGACCCAGCGGGTCAGCGCGTTTTTCCAGCCCAGCTCGGCTTCATCGGCGCTGACGCGGGTCACCACCATCAGCTTGGCCAGGCCGGCTTCCATCTTCTTTTTGCCCTTGGCCGAACCCTTGCGCGCCTCGAACGGCGAGCCGTCCAGGTTCTGCTGATCGCGCACGCGCTTGCGGCTCATGGTCCGTACACGCTTGGTCACGTTGTTCAGCAGGCGCCGGCGCAGCTGTGGCGGCAGGCTGAGCAGTGCCAGTTGCTCGCGCACGCCCAGGTAACCGCGTGCGTCGAGTTCGAAGGTGCTACGCCCCGCCACGGGTAGCCACCTCGCCGCGTTCAGCGACCCACAGGTCAAACGGTACAAATGCCCAGGTCTTGCCAAAGGCCTGGATCTCGCCGGCCGGGTCTTCGGCCAGGTACTGCGGCTCGACGAATTCCAGCGTGATTTCCACGTCGAACAGGTCATTGTCCAGAGGCTCGACGGCGAACTGCGCCGCCGGCAATTCGTGCCGATCGCGCTCCGGATCGTGGGTTTCTAGCCAGCTGCCGATCAGGGCCATCAGCCGTGCCGGATGGTCGGCGAAACGCTCCAGGACAATTGCAGCGCGATAGCGCATGTCGCCCAGGTGCATGCCGTCCACGTCGGGCTTCCAGACCAGGTTGAGCGTCACTTGCTCGGTCCAGCTGTCGAGCTGTTCAGGCTCGACCAGGCGGCGCTCCAGCAGGTAGGCGGTCAGCTTCTGCAGCTTGGTCATAGCAGCGCCGCCGTGATGCGGCCACGGCCCTGCAGGGCGCGCACGGCCTGCTGGCTGAACGCCAGGAACGTGTCTTCACGCTCGGGCGCTTCCTTACCGGTGTTCTCAGCACTTTCGCGACGGGTCACGGTTGGGAACTGCTGCAGCGCGCTGGCCTTGGCGCGGCAGTACACGGCGCGCTTGTAGAGCTTCGCCTGCAGCGCACGCTCAGGCAGCAGCGTGGAATCCGCGGACTCGACGTTAATGATGCCGACGGCTTGCCAGCGGGCTTTGAGCTTGGCCAGGTCCGCGTTGACCTCGACCATCGCGATGCTCAGTGCGTCGGTCAGCAGCTCGCCCAGGAACTCCGCCGGCAGGCGGTAACCCTTCTGGAACTCGGACACGGAGAGGTTCGGCCAGAAGCCGTCGTTCTCGATCGTCAGTTCCACAAAGGTGGTGGGTTTGCCTGAAAAGCTCATTGCTGGCCACTCAAATTAGGGCGGGGAGACTGTTTTTCGTGAGGCTGGCCATAAATGGCAGACACACGTCCACAGTTCCCCGCTGGGGGGGGTAGTCGGTTATTGGACGCCGTTGGTGGCGGTCATTTGTTTAGCCAGCGCCTTGCGGCACTTCTCGATGCGGGTGTCGTTGCCGGCTTTCGAATACAACTCAGTGGAGCGCTCAAGATGCTTGAGCGCGGTTTCCCACTGTTCGGCTTCCATGGCGCGCATGCCGATCAGCTTGTGGTACTTGGACGGGATTTGTTCGGTCAGCTCCCATTCACCATCGACACGCGGCAGCAGATCCGACAGGTACGGCTCCGGACTGCGCTGGGCGCTGTATTCGGCATAAGCCCACTCGATCACGGCATCCGCGACGAAGGTCTGTACGTCGCGGCGCTTGAAGCGCTCAGGCATTTCCTGGCCCTGCTCGATCGCGAAGTCGGCCAGCTCCAGCCCATCTTCGAACTGCTCGGTATCGAACAGCCAGACCATCACCTGCACCAGGACGCGGTTCGGCATTACCAGGCCCGATTCCATGTAACGCTGGATGAAGTCCTGATACTTGGGTAGCAGTTCCTCACGCTTGAGCGACTGCTTGCTAGCCAGGTTCTTGAGCGCGCTCAGGCGCTCCAGATCCTGATCCAGGGATGCTTCCATCAGCAGTAGGTGTTTGCGGGCATTGGCCGGGCTACTCAGCGCTTCCGCCGGGGAATACGTCACCGGTGCCGCTGCAGCAGCGGCTAAGGCGGCGCCCCCCAAGGCCTGGATGCGGCGCTTGTGCGCAAGGGCCAGGCTCACTTCACCAGCTCCACGTTCTCGGTCATCGCGAACTTCTCCAGCTGCTCGATCACGTAGCCCTCATTACGGCTGTTGTAATCCTCAACGCGGGAGCGCTTGGAGTTCTCCACGGTTTGCTTGCGCCAGCTCGAATCCTGGAAGTAGATCGACAGGTTGTCCCAGCTGGTGACCACCACGGCGTTGACCGAGAAGAACGGCACGCTGAAGCTCGGCAGACCGCCGTAGGTGGCGATCACCTGGGCTTCTTCAATGCGCTCTTTTTCGGTCGGCACGTCGCCTTGCTTGGCGTACAGCTTCGCCTTGTCGGCCGCCAGCAGGTCAGTACCGATAATGGCGATCAGGTCGCCGCCATCGCGTAGACGCTCGTCCACCATCTGCTTGGTGTCATGCACCAGGGCATCGAGGTTGGCGTAGTCGCCATCCACGCCCAGGATTACCTTGCCGGCGGTTTTACCTTCCTTCAGCACCTGGGCCGGGATCTGCTCACGCGCCTGCTGCAGCCAGCCCTTGTTCACGTCCTGCAACATCGGGAAAGCGTCGATATCGGTTTGCACGGCAGCGTGCGTACCATGGAAACCGACCATGATGCGATCCAGGGCGATCTGTTTCTGTACGGCGGCCGAGTAGCGCTGATGGAAGTCCGGGAACTTGGCCCAGGCATCGATTTTCGCGTATGGCAGGCCCACGTCGGATTCGGTCGAGGACAGTTCATAGGTGCTGTCATCGAGCGCCGAAGCGTCTTTGGCTTCGCGGTCGGTGGTCTTGGTGTTGGTGCGGCCAGTGACTGGGCCAGAAACACCGATAAACACCTTTTGACCTTTGATCTCAGTCACCGGAATGACGTTGATGCGCTGCAGGAAATCCGACTTGGCGGTAATCGCGTCGTTCAGTTCCTGGGCGATCGTCGGATCTACGCTGAACTGTTTGCTGGCCAACTCAACGCCATAGGTTTCGGCGATGTCGAGCTGCAGCTGTGCATACATTTTCGCGCCGTAGGCGCTCAGATTGGCCACGTCAGAGCACCCGCGCTTTGGCTTTGTCAGCGGCGCCAGTGGTGCGCGGCAGTTGACGGCCAGTGGTGGTGTTCTGCAGTGCAGTGAACTGCTTTTGCAGGTTCGACAGTGCCGCCAATACGGCCTTGTTGGAGCCGCCGCCCTTGCGTGCGAACTCGCGCTCTTCTTCTGCAGTGGCGACGATTTCGTCCACTGCCGCGCTCACATCATCGATCGGGGCTTGATCGGGTTCTGGTGCTTCATCGGCTGCAGGCTCAATCACGGCCTGAATGCCGGCAGCGACGACCAGCAGCTGCGCCAGCAGGGCTTTCAAAGCCGTTGCGGTAGCTTCATCCATTGGGGGTTTGCTCTCGGTTGGGGTTTGCGGGGTAGTTTCGGTGGGGCTGTTTTCAGCGCTGAAACGCTTGAACAGGCCAGTCAGCAGCGCGGTGAGCTTGCCCAGCTCGCCCTTGGGTTCGTTTTCGTGGAAGGTGCCCAGCTCGACAGATGCGGCGTAGTAAGCGTCCCGGCTGGTCCGGCTGGAAAAATAGAGTTCCTGAGTACCCACGCTGGCGGGCTCGTCAGTGACCGCGATCCCGGTCATGTACGCTTTGCCACGGCCACGGAAATTCGGGCGAATCTCAATGCTGGTGAAAACCTTTTCGCCGGCGTCATTCAGGCGCAGCAACTTGTCGTTAGGCTTCAGCTGCGCTTCAAGGGCGACCTGGCCAGGCTCCAGATCCTCGGCGTCCTCAATGAGGCGTACCGCGAATACAGTCCCGAAAGAACCGAACCAACGTTCGTGTTCGCACCAGATAACGGCGGTGTACAACGCTGGGTTGTACGTCTCCGCGATATCGCGCAGTTCCTGGGGAAGGATCTCGCGGCCATCGACGGTCGGGCCGCTGGTGGCAACACGTTTCCAGTAGGAGACAAGGGAACGGGGCATGAGTGATAACTGCGCTCAATCGTTGAATGAGCCGCCACGATAGGGAGCCGTTTGCCCCCAAACAAACGGTTCAAATGCGCCCTTCTCCTATATCCGCGATATAGGCGGATCAAGGAAGTTAACCCCGCGTTTCCAGCGTTTTCGCCGCATAGACTGCGGCCCATGAACTACCCAACCGAAGTCAAAGAAGCCGCAAAACGCCTCTACCTGCGCCGTTGTTCGGTGAAGGAAATCCAGGCGCATTTGAAGCTGCCCAATATCCGAATCGTCTACTACTGGATCCGCCAAGGATGCTGGGACGAGATGCTGACGGACGAGGAACCGCTGACCGCCATCAGCCGGCGGATCACCCTGATCCTGGAGAAAGTCGACACGCTATCAAAGGGCGAACTCGACGAACTAGAGCGCCTGACTACCCTGCGCGAACGCCTGATTAAGCAGTCGGCCAAGCCTGCGCCGGCAGCGTCGTCCGACAGTCCGGACGCGCCCCGGGAACGCCCCTCAGGCCAGCGCCGCGATCGGGGCGATGGTGGCGGTAAGAAGCGCGAAAAGAAGGCCAAGAACGACGTCAGCGGCCTGACCGAAGTGGACTTCCTAGATAAGTTCATCTCCAAGATGTATGGCTATCAGAAAGAGCTGTTCGAGGCGAAACAGAACCCGCTGACGCGCCGCATCAGGAACATCCTCAAGAGCCGGCAGGTCGGCCTGACCTACTACTTCGCCGGCGAAGCGTTCATGGACGCCGTGCTGAGCGGTGACAACCAGGTGTTCCTGTCCGCCAGCCGATCGCAGTCCGAGATTTTCCGCAGCTACATCATCCAGTTCGCCCAGCAGTGGTTC